CAACAAGGCGACAAGCCCAGCGAATCCCGACTCGCCGAAACTGTTTATGATGGATGTCAGGTTACCTATAACATTGACGCCAAAGATACCAGTTCCGAATATTACTTCAGAAACAGCTCCTATGGCTACAAAAGATATTAACAGATGAGCTAAGTCATCTATGTATCCTTTGACACTTGTTATGATTTCCTTCATGGTTTTCTCCCGTTAGTTAGAAAAAAAGGCCTCTCAGTCAATTAACAACCAAGAAACCTTCAATAATACATATTTATGTATACAAATAATAAACTCTAATATATATTTATATATAAGAGTTTTTAGGTTGTACTATATTTATTATTAGATAAAAACATTTAGGTGAATTATGGCTATAGATTATGAAATCTTTGATGGTAAATCACTATCATCATTATTTAAAGACATTTACGACAATACAACATTTAATCGAAAACAACTTGAGGTACTAACAAAAGAACTTGTTCAGTTTATCAAGGATGGAGATACTGCAGTTCAGATAATACCTATGATTAAAGAGTATTTAGAGATTAATGTAAGAAACGATGACCAACTCGTTAAGATGGCTGGTATCGTACAAAGACTTATTTCTGCAGAAGGTAAGGCAGGTTCAGAAGATGAATATGGGTTATCAGAGAAAGAAAAAGAACAATTGATTGCAGGAATGGAAGATACTATAAAAGATATACAATTAGAATCAGATAAAATACAAAGTAAAATAGAATCAGTAACAAAGGTAGATTAAATGCCATACCGTAAATCAGTTTCTACAGGACAGAAAGAAAATAAGACCGGCGGAGTTCCTACGATGGCTAAAGTAAAACGTCTAATTAAAGATGCATTTAATCGTGAATTGTTTGATTTTTATGAACTTGAAACATTTGAAGTATCTGAAATTTTACTTGAATATGGTGATGATTTTCCTGTTACTGAAAAAGGTAAGCCAAAGTTAGAATTTTACGGAGCAGTAAGAGGAACTTTTTTAATGGAAAAGAATCAGAAAGTATTACCTGAATCTGGACTTGGATGGGTGTTACCAATAGACCCTCGTATAAAAAACTACCCCCTTCCTGGTGAACAAGTAGTTGTAGGTAATTATAATGGTCGAAGTTATTATTGGAATACGTTAAATGTTTTTAACGTAGTACAAGAGAATGCAACACCAGGTATATCTAACCTTGGAATGTATAAATCATCGACAGGGATGAATCGTGCACCATTAACTAAATTCAAAACATATAAACGTAATAGTACAATAAGACAAATAAAAGCTGTAGAAGGTGATTTAGTATTAAATGGTAGATTTGGTAATTCTATAAACCTAGGTAGTAATGATAATAATTCTTTAATAAAAATTCGTTCTGGACAAAGGACTGATTTAATACCAAGTAAAGTACATCCTGCTAAAAGGGGTTTAAAAGCTATATATGATTTAGGAGGTCCAATACCTGAAGATATTAACGAGGATAAAAATTCTATATATTTATCTACACACGGTAAACACGAAGTTACTAATACAGGTACGTATGATGATGATTTAATAGGAGAGGATAACTGTATTATTATAAATTCAGATAGGTTGATATTTAATGGTAGAAAAGGTGATGTTAATGTTAGAGCCTCAAAAAATTTACATTTAGAAGGTGAAGAAGTTTTTATAAATGCAACAAAAGCTGGAACTATAAAAATGGGAGACCCAAGAGCTATATTTGTACCAACAATTAGAGGTGATGTACTGTTAAAATTTCAAAGTGATATTTTGACAGTTCTTACTGATATTCAACAAGTACTGATACTTTTAATTGTTAATCCAGCTCTTTTTGTAGCGAAAGCTAAAATGTTACTTGATAAAATAATTAGATTGACTGAGGTAATTACAAAACAAACATTTTTAAATAAACAAGTAATGGCAGCAGACCCAGATTTTCAAATACCGAAAACACCAAATTTTCCAAAAATACCCAAGGTTCCTGATATACCATCAAATTTGGTTCCTGATTTACCATCAAATGTTGCAGATGTTACAAATCTTAAAAGATAATAGGAGGTCATTATGACTAAAAAAGAGCTCGTAAAAATAATACAAGAAGCTGTTAAACGAGAAGTACAAAAAGAAGTTAAAAAGATATTTATAAATGAGGGAACACAACCCCAACGTAAATCTAAAAAAGAAAAAACATATGTCAAAGGTAATAAATCATTGAATGATATATTAAATGAAACTGTTGGTTTGACAAAAGGACCACGAGAAGAATATCCTACTCTTGGTGGTGGAACATTTGATTCAAATAGAATGAGTGAATTAGTTGGATATGGTGCTACAGAAGAAACTAAACGTGATATGGTAGCAGTAGATACTCTACAAAAGGCTGGAAAACGTGTTACTGATGTTCCCGAACATATAACGAATGCTTTAACAAAAGATTATAGTGCTGTGATGAAAGCAATGGAGTCTAAAAAGAAATAATGTCAAGTGCAAAAGAAATAGATTTAAATCCCAATACATATATTGGATTAACTTATCCAATTAAAAGTGGTATTAATACAGATTTTGAAATGACGCAAAATTCATATGACCAAGCACAATACAATTTAGAAAATTTACTATTAACTCAAAAGGGAGAAAGACCTTTCCAACCAGACTTTGGTAGTAATTTAAGAAAGATTTGTTTTGAACAAATAGATGCTAATTTACCAGAAACAATAGAAGAAGAAATTAGAACAACAGTTGAAGACTGGTTACCATATATTACATTGAATGATATTCAAACTTTAACAAATGATGGTGATGTTAATAGAATTTATGTAAAAATAAAATATTCAACAACACTTGATTCATTTAAAGAAAATACAATAACTGTAGCATTTAATGCAATAACTTAAATAGGAAATATAAATGGCAGATATAGATAAACTTTTACCAAGAAATATGTTGAAAAAGAATAAAGAATTATTACGTAAAGCTATACCTATATTACAACGAAAGTTAAAACAGATGAAAAAAGAAGAACCTGAAATGATAAAGTTTTCACAGAGTGGTAAAGTAGATTTAAATACAATGTTTTTAACTTGGTTAGCTGGAAAAGGACATATTAAGTAAAGGAAATATAAATGGCTCGTACAACTACAAATAAAACTCTTACAAAACCTATAAATTATCTTAATAAAGATTTTAGTGATTTTCGAGACAATTTGATGGAATATGCTAAAGTTTATTTTCCCAATACCTACAATGACTTTAATGAATCTTCACCGGGAATGATGTTTATTGAGATGGCAGCATATGTTGGAGATGTACTTTCTTATTATATTGATTCACAGTTTAGAGAAACACTTCTTGCTTATGCAGAAGAAAAGAAAAATGTATACAACATAGCACAGTCTTTAGGATATCAACCAAAAATTAGTACACCAGCTTCAGTTGATTTAGATGTATTTCAAACTGTACCTTCTTTAGAAGATGGTACACCAGATTATCGTTATGCATTAATTATAGATGCTGGAGCACAGATAAGAACTGGTAATGGTACAACTTTTAGAACTGTAGAAACTGTAGATTTTAGTTTAGAGTCTTTACATAGTCCACGTACTGTTATTTATGAAGATAATAATACAGAAACAACTAAATGGTTATTAAAGAAAAAAGTAAGAGCTAAAAGTGGAATTATAAAATCAGAAACTTTTTCTTTTACTACAGCAGAAAAATATTCTCAACTTAAATTATCACAAGATAAAGTAATAGAAATTATTTCAGTAACCGATGATAATGCTAATACCTGGTATGAAGTAGATTCATTAGCTAGAGATACAATTTATGTTGATATGGAAAATAATTCTATTAATGACCCAACATCGGTAATTAATCGTGATGTGGCTCCACAGATTTTAAAATTAAAGAAGACTTCTCGTAGATTTACAACATTTATTGATGAAAAAGATAATACAATTTTAAGATTTGGAGCTGGAATCTCAGATAATCCTGATGAAGAAATTATTCCAAATCCTACTATGGTTGGGTCTAATTTACCTGGAAGTCCAACGTATTTAACTAAAGCATATGACCCATCAAATTTTTTAAAAACAAAAGCGTTTGGGGTAGCACCATCAAACACAACTCTTACTGTAACATATAGTTATGGTGGAGGTATTGGTGATAATGCTAATACAAATACTGTTACTCAATTATCAAGTATTAGTTATACAATACAAGACGGATTGTTATCAGCAGCATTAGTAGCTTCAGTAAAAGCATCTGTTGCATTTACAAATCCAGCACCAGCAACTGGTGGTAGTAGTGGGGAAACAGTTAGAGAAGTACGTGAACATGCATTAGCATATTTTCAAGCACAACAAAGAGCAGTTACTAAAGAAGATTACGTTGTTAGAGCATATTCATTACCAGCTAAATATGGTAACATAGCTAAAGCACATATGGTACAAGATGACCAACTAAACCCATCTACTGGGATAGATGAAATAGATAGACTTGTAAAAACTTCTGATGTAGGTAGTCCTTTAAGAGCTTTACAAGTTAGAGTACCTAATCCATTAGCTTTGAATATGTATACATTAGGGTATAATTCAGGTAAACAATTGACAGCATTAAGTCAGACTGTAAAAGAAAATTTAAAAACATATCTATCACAATATAGATTAGTTACTGATGCTGTTAATATTAAAGATGCTTATATAATTAATATAGCTATAAATTTTGCAATATTAACAAAAGTTGGATTTAATAATGCTATGGTATTAGTTAATTGTGTTAGTAAAGTTAAAGAATTTTTTGATATAGATAGATGGCAAATAGGCCAACCAATTGTTTTTTCAGATATAGCATATGAATTATCATTAGTTGAAGGTGTTGCTTCAGTAGTACCACCACCAACTAATAATCCTGAAGGAGCACTTATATCAGTTACCAATAAACATAGTATAACAGCTGGATATTCAGGAAATTATTATGATATAGGAAGTGGTTTGATAAATGGTGTATTATATCCAGCATTAGACCCAAGTATTTTTGAAATTAAATATCCAAATGTTGATATAAAAGGTGTTGTGGCTGGTAATAGCTTAGGCACAGGTACTGGAGATTAAATAGATGCATTATTTTACATTCGCAGAAAAAGATACTACTTTATATGAAACAAGTCAAAGTATGAATGCTGGTTTAGATGAAGTTTTAGAAGTTAGAAAAGATGTTAACGAAACAGCTACAACTATAGATGTTTCACGCATTTTAATACGATTTGATTTAGCAGAAGTTTCAAAATCAATACAAAAAGGTATAATACCCAAACCAGAATTTATATCAGGTTCAAGGTGGTGGCTTAATATGTATGATGCTCACCCAACTGCATTATCAGTTTCACAAAGTTTATATGCCTACCCAGTAAGTGGTTCTTGGACAATGGGTTCAGGTCGTTCATATGATGACCCAGGTACTACTGATGGAGCAAGTTGGACATATAATCACGGTGAAAATGCTGCAACACAATGGACTACATTAAGTGGTTCGGGAGGTACTTGGATTTCTGGTAGTGGTTATGAAGCATCACAATCTTTTAATCATAAATCAAAAGATATGAGAATGAACGTAACAGATATTATGAAACAATGGATTAGTGGTTCTATTCCTAATAATGGTTTTATGGTTAAGAGAAGTGGTAGTATAGGTAATACAAGTACAAGTACAGATGAAGGTAATACAACATTATTTGGTAATTTTTCATTTTTCTCATCCGATACTCATACTAAATATCCACCAACTCTTGAAGTAGAGTGGGACGATTCAAAATGGTCAACCGGTAGCCTATCAGCACTTTCATCTGGTAATTTAGAAGATATGACGGTGTATATGAAAGGATTGAGACCAGAGTATAAAGAAAAATCAAAAGCAAAATTTAGAGTTGTTGGTAAAGAAAGATTTCCAACTGCTACTTACGCAACTTCACCAGCTAACTTGACTGTAAAATATTTACCAAGTGGTTCATCTTTTTATTCAATAGTTGATGCAGAAACAGACGATATGGTTGTACCATTTGGTAGTGGTTCTAAGTTAAGTTGTGATTCGTCAGGTAATTATTTTAATCTTTGGATGGATGGATATCAACCAGAAAGATATTATAAAATTTTATATAGAATACAAAGTGGGAGCTTCACTACAGATGAAACAGACCAATATTTTGATGAGGGATTCACATTTAAGGTAACACTATAATGCCATATACACGAAATGAATTACAGGGTATAGGATATTATCAAGAGTTTGTAGATAGAGTTAGAGATGTTTATTTAGAAAAACTTGAAGAAGCCGCAGCAAAAGGATTCAGAGATACAAATAATGTTTTATTATCATTCGAGAATATTTTTGAAGATGCTACATTTAAAACTGGATTAAGTATTGAAGATGTTGATATAGATAAAGAACCTTATTTATCGATATTAAGGAAAGAGTATGCTGAAGGTATGCCTGAAGATGAAATAAATACTCTTGAAGATTTACGACAATTAACATATACACGCCAATACAGTAAATATCCAGAGTATATAAGAGGTTCACTATTAGAAAAAATAATAGATAGAAATATTAGTGAATTATCAGAATCAAGATTCATAGAACAATTACCTGAAGATTTAGTTGATGGTGATGTTATTACACTCAATGATGCAGATGATTTAAGAAAATGGTTAGTAGAAAATGGACAAAAGAGAATTTTTCCAGATTTAGCAACATTTTTTGGTTATGGTTATAATTTCGTAGATTTAGTAGGAGTAGATAACGCTGTATTACAAAGTATACCATCCGGGGACGATGTAGAATAATGAGTCGAATAAATCAAACAGATAAAGATTTTATACAAACAGGTAAAACTATAGATTTATCTTCACAAGAGTATGGTTATTTAGGAGGTGAATTTTTAACCAACTCTGGGGATTATATAGAAGTTCACGTTTATAATAAAAGTGGTAATTTTTTAGAAAGGTCAATAATATCATCTGCTGATTATCTAACAGTAGATGGATTCGGACTTAAATTAAAAACTGGAACAATTTTACGTAAGCTAGGTTATGATAGAGGTAAATTTATCGTTAAATATAATTTTCTTAGAAAAGTTGCAGGTTCATATGAAACTGTATTATTAAATACAGATGGTTCAATATATGAAAAAGATGATTATATAGTAGATGAAATAACAGGTAACATAACTGATTCTGAAGGTAATTCTTTATTAATTAAAGAATATAAATATCTTACACACGAAATATCACCTTCACGTCAAGAAGTAAGATTAATGCCACAAAATATAAAAGATGCAACATATTTACGTGAATTATTGTATACACAAAAAACTACAAAACGGATTCAAAGTGATTCGACAGATGGCGCGCTCGAATTTGTAACTGATAATACAGTTTTAGAAGAAAAGAGTAGTCATAAATTAAGATTTGTAGACCCTGCAGGCGCCTTTTCACAACGAATGGTTGGAGGTGCAATAACAATACCTAATGCATTCATTACTGATTATTACACCCCACCAGACCCATTTGGATTTTCAAATACATCAGGTACACCTTTTGAAGAGTATGAATCAGAAACCTTAGTACCAAGATTCTATATAGTTGATAATGGTGCATTTCAGCTCTTAAGTGGAGATATAAATCTTGTAAAATTATATGAACGTTTTAAAGTTATACCTAATGATGAAATAATTCCATCAGACTGGGACAACGTCGGAGTTTGGACTGGTTACAATAATTCTGGACCGATAAGGGTAAAAACAGGACAGACGCTTAGAGATGTAAAATATCTTGGCGCGGCAACCACACGACCTAGTGTAACAGCTAATAGTACATTAACGTTTAAAAGTAATTCAGGTAAACCAGATATAGCAACAACATATGAATGGGAAATTACAGGATGGGATTGGGATAAAGAAAAAAACACGAACGCTCCAAAAGATTCTAATTGGCGGAAAATGATGACAGACTTTATTACCGTTAAGCCTACCGGAAACCAAACACGAAATGGTTTATTAATTACTGATAAAGATTCTACAACTGGTAGTGAAATATCTATTTCAGTTACTAATTGGAATTTACAGTTAGGTTTAAAATTAACTATTAGTACTCAAAATGATACTGCTTCAATA